TTAGAGTGCAAAACGATAACGACGAGGTATTGGGATTGGAATTTGACGAAGAGCGGGTGTGTCTGACTATCCCAGCCGTTGAAAGATACCCCGCTATACGCATACACCTCACCCACGCAGAGTTTGACCACCTGCACGGCTTGATGGAAACCTACCGTAACATGCTAAAAATGAAGGAGGCATAATGTCCAAAGAATTTTTTATCAACGTCTACCGGGCGGATAGCAAATGGTACGGCCTTCTACCTGGCGAACTATTTACCATGCAAGGCGTTGTGCCGGCCAACATGGCGCAAGCCATACGCGAGGCGCAGCTAAACGCCGGGGTTTACCACCACACTGTTACGCATAATGGTGTGATCGACATTAGAAAACACTTTGTTTCTGGCACGGGCGGTAAGTAAAACATGCCTTATCCAGACAGCATGCCCGCACCGCGCAAGTGTGAAATCGAGTTTTACTGCCGAGACTGTGGCTGCTTTTTTGAAGTCGAGGGGCGCTATGATTGCGGCGAATATTTCCCTTATAATGGGGAGCCGGATTGTCCGCGCTGCGGCAGTGAGAACGTAGAGTGACGATATTTTACTTAACTAGAGAAACCAAAAGGATAAACCATGCAAACCGCTAAATCAGAATCTACCGAAGTAATGGGCATCGCAACAAACAATCTTCCGGCCGTTGGTGGGTTTTCTTCCATCATTGAAAAGGTGGCGATGATGGAAAATATAGACGTTGATAAGCTGGAACGTATGATGGCGATGCAAATGCAATGGGAGGAAAGGAACGCCCGCAAATTATTCGACGAAGCCAAGGCACGCGCATCGGCAAAATTGAAACACATAAAGATCGTAAAGAACCGCTCAGTTGCCTACGACATCGACAAAACCAACAAAGACAAGGGGCAAAAAGTGGCATTCAGGTATGCCGCATTGGAAGATATAGATAAGCTTATCAGCCCGGTATTGGGAGAGGAAAATATCGACGTTTCCTATAAGATTGAGCCTAACGCTTTGCCGGGCTGGCATACGGTTGTTTGTTGGCTTTCCCATGCTGGGCACCGCGAGCCATACCCTATGCCTATGCCGCTTGATACTAGCGGGGGAAAAGGTAACGCGCAGGCCATGGGTAGCACGCAAATGTATGGCATGCGTAGGGCGCTGTGCGGGGCGTTTAACTTAATCCCCGTCGGTTTGGATGATGACGGAATGGGCGGGGCAATTGATGACTCGCAGGCCGCAAACATCAAGCAGATGATTAAAGACTCCGGGGCAGACACGGCTGGCTTCCTAAAATATATGGGCGTGCCAAATGTTGAAGAGATTATGTTCAAAGACTACCGCAAGGCCACCAGTGTATTGGAAGAGAAGAAAAAGAAAAACGCGAAGGTACAAAATGAAAAAGCGTAAAGACCAGAAGTTTTTGGATTGGTTATCCTACCAGCCCAGCTGGCTTGACGGGGCGTTTAGCGAAACTGACCGTGCCGGGCATCAACGCAATATCGCCTGCCACGTCCGGCGGGCTTCTAACGCAGGCACAGGATACAAGCCTTTATACTCGGCACTGCCGATGACAAACATGCAGCACTTACTGGAAACAAATAAGGGCAAGCTTGCCTGCATCATGGCCTATACCAATTACCAGCGCTTCCTGGCACCGTATGATGGCACAACGCTGGTGGAGAAGGCAAAGGCGGCTTTCGATGCCGCAGCGGTGTTTTACGTAGAAAAATGGAGGATGTTAAATGCCAAAATATCATGATTGCGAGCAATATTCTGAGGCTTACGAATCCCTACGCCGGGGCTTGCCGACGGCATCAAACTTCCACCGTATTATCACGCCAGAGGGAAAGCCCTCTAAACAATGGGAGGCGTACGCTTACCACTTAATAGCTGAGCGCGTCCTTCAGCGTCCCGTAAACACCTACACTTCACCGTATATGGAACACGCGCTAGAACTAGAACCCGAGGCTGCGGCATGGTATGAGTTTGACACTGGGCGCAAGACTGAATTAATCGGATTCGTTACAAATGACGCTGGTACTATAGGATGCAGTCCGGATAGGCTTGTGGGGAAAGACAGGCTCTTACAGATAAAATGCCCGCAACCGCAAACGCAGATCGAACACTTACTAACAGGCAAACTGGATAAAAAACACAAGCCGCAGCTGCAGGGCGAGCTTTATGTATCGGGTCGGGAGGTAGTTGACATTGTTTCCTGGCATGCAGAGCTTCCGCGCGTAACAATACCCGTAGAGCGTGACATAGAGTTTATTGCTTGCCTAGAGGCGGAGCTCGAAGAGTTTAACGAGTACCTAGAAAAGGCCATGGCGAAGATCGCAGAAGTCACCGGCACTACACTACCCGATAAGGCGAGATATTTAACTGGTTAACACAGAGGAGTTTTTATGGCTAAGAGAAAATACAAACTGGCTGAATTGACGGATGCGCAAATGAAGGCACTGGCCGAGGCATACCCAAAGGCCGTGCGTACAGTCACCACCCGGCGCCTAGACTACCGTATATGCGCCATGCTGATTGATTGCGGGGCGAAGCTGCCGGAGGGGGTTGCGCTGGTGGAGGAAGTGCCAGCCGAGAGTAAAAAAGAACTCGAAGATATTGTGGCATTCCAAAAGAAAACTAAGAAACTCGGGCTTGCTGCGGAGCAATCATGACAGCCCAGGCGGTATATGACCGGCAGCAACGCTTCGATAGGAGGTATGGGATAATGGAAAACGCCAATAAAATGCGGCCTATGGTATTAAGGGATTTATCCCCCATGCCGCAGAATGAATGTAATGAATTCTATAAAGAGTCATGGAGGTCTTTTTTAAGGCTTGTGAATCGAAAGACTCCGCCTGGTATCCTCGCTGAGATTGCCGAATTAACGAGTAATGTGGATTAAATTTTATGGCGGTATGTAGCTCATCGGTAGAGCGGGGCAGCAAGCTAAACAGTGCGGGTCGCTCCCGTAAAATGAAGCCCAAGTGTCAAGGTAGTCGGTTCGATTCCGGCCATACCGCCACCATCTAACGAGTAACTAAATGAGGGGAAATATGCAGAAACGAACTCAAGAAATGGAGCGGGGAATGACCGACATTAAAGGCGATGTGATGCGTGAGGCTCTAGAAAGAGATTCGACTCAATATGGCAATGATAATGAGGCAGAGGCATTTGAACTTGGATTTTCCAAAGGCTGGAAAGCCGCTGCAAAACACTACACCACCGCCACGCTTATTGAGGCCGTAGAAGAGCTAAAAACTTACCATAAGAGCGGGAATCAAAAACCACTGCCGTATGTCATGGCGATAGACGACTGCCTTGACCTAATCCGCCAGCACACATCCCCTGCCGATAGGTATAATACAGGTATAAAACAGGTAAACACTATACCTATGGCTGTGCGTGATGGGCGGGAGGTGGAACGTCTGTTAAATGACTACCATGAATTGTGCAAATTCAATGCTGAAACTAATGAGTGCGGCAACGGCGAAGCATGGGCTAAAAAAGCTGCTAAATTAGAATCTGTGTTATCGCCCAGCGCCGCCTCTGCGCCTGTGGATGAGGCCGCTGTGCGTGAAGAAATCTATGGTGCTATATATCGAACACACAATGGCGAACTTCGGAACATTGATGAGGTAACGGATTCGGTTATGGATTGTGTGCGCCCCTACCTACACCCACCCGCCGAGGGGGATAAGGGGGATGGGGGTAAATCATGAAAGCATTGAGCATTCGGCAGCCTTGGGCATGGCTAATCGTCAACGGATATAAAAACATTGAAAACCGCAGGTGGTTGGGTAATCGGTGCGGGTGGCTCTGCATTAATGAGAACCTCTAACACTGCCGCAGGAACTATACGAGGTGAGTTTAATACCATCACCATACAAGGCGAACGCAATACCGCGAATGATTACGATATTCAGATTGTAGGGAAAAACCCATTTGGCGGAGCTTCCGCCTCGAATATCATAGGGTTTTTCAGCGACACTACCATACAAGCATATGTCCTACCTGGTGGTGGGGCAGTTTTTAATGAGCAGGGTAATAACTCTGATTTTCGAATCGAGGGAGATAATAATCCATATGCGCTCTTTATCGATGCCAGCAGTGATAACACGAAGCTAGGTGGCTCAGCGGTCAGAGGAACTACCGAAGGTACAAACCACCTCGACATTTTCAATGGCACCGCTCCTGCGGGTACGCTGACGAATGGCATCTCTATCTACTCAAACGCTGGGGTTCCGACCGTCATGGACGCATCGGGTAACGCCAACGGGCTGGGGCAGACATCGACGCCTACATACGCCGGTGCTATCTTTACGGCTCCCGCTAGGTTGAAGGGCTACACCGTAGCAACCCTCCCTGCGGGGACTCAGGGCGATGTGGCCTACGTCACGGACGCTCTTGCTCCGACATTTCTTACAGCCGTTGTTGGCGGTGGCGCTATGGTCACGCCTGTTTTCTACGATGGAACAAACTGGGTATCACATTAGGGAGAAAGCTTATGCCTAAGTATCTTACTGGGTCGTTTATATCTGCGGATGGCGCAACACACTCTAACGCGGTCGCAATCGTGCGTAAGTTTAACGTAGACACTCTCGATGCGGTAGCTACCGTTGATGTTCAACGATTTCACAGCCTCGCAAACATGGCTGCTAAAAATCCTATCTACCCACCCGTCTACTACCAATTTATGCGAAACCCACAGCCTGGACAGCATGACTATGACGCCGTTTTTATCCCGAATCAGAATCAATCGCTTAATTTGTTCAATTACCTAAAGGCGCTTCCTGAGTGGGAAGGCTGGGAAGAGGGCATGGCTTGATATGGGAAATTACTAAAATGGACGCAACTTTACTAGAGCACATCCTTAAACAAGCCGGGCAAGTGGGCAAGATTGAGTCCGGTATGGACGGCTTGCGCGAGCAACACAAAAGCCATGCCGAGCAGATGATGCGCGATAATATGACCATCAACCTTAAAATAGATAGCACTGTGGATAAGCTCGATACCGTAATCGAATATATAAATACCCAAAAAGGCCAGAAAATAGCGATAGTTGGGTTTGCCACCGTATTCACCGCCGCTATTCTAAAGACGTGGGAAACTATATCTTCAAAACTCTCTATAGGAAGCTGACATGATAAGCAAAAAAGGATTAGAATTAATCAAGAGTTTTGAGGGGCTGCGCCTGAAACCGTATTATTGCAGCGCCGGGAAGCTCACCATCGGCTACGGGCATGTAATCAGGAAGGGTGAGAATTACCCCCATGAAAAGGCTATTACCGAAGCAGAGGCTGAAAATCTGCTCGTAAAAGACGTGAAGCACGCGGAGGCTGTAGTTGACCGCCTTGTGACTTCCCCCCTCTCATCGGGGCAGTTTGACGCACTGGTGGGTTTTGTATTCAACTTGGGGGAGGGCAACTTCTCTAAAAGCACACTACTGAGGAAATTAAATAAAAGTGACTACGATGGTGCGAGTGATGAATTTTTAAGATGGGTTCGAGCTGGCGGCCGCGAGCTGGTGGGACTCAAGAGGCGTCGCGCGGCAGAACAAGAGTTATTCAACAGCTAACAAAGGAGAGATTGTTATGGGTTACATCATTGACAGACTGAAAGAAGCATCCACCTGGCGCGGCCTCGCCGCGCTTGTAACGGCGTTTGGGGTTACTCTTAGCCCAGAGCTGTCGGATGCCATCGTTGCTGCTGGGCTTGGCGTTATCGGCTTGATTGCAGTCTTATTCAAAGATAAGATCGGGGCTAAGTAATGTCCATCTTCCACGCCATCCTGCTGACTGTTGCCATCATAGCGGTGTGCGGTATTGCTATATGGGGTTTCGCGGTGGGATGGCGAAAGGTGGGCAAGACTGAGGCCGAGGCCGAGCAAAAGGAAGAGCAACTCATAAAATCATGGGAGGAAGCCGAACATGAGAAACATATCGACGCTATTACCCCTAGCACTAATAGCGATATTTTTGAGCGCTTGCGCCGAAACAACAAGGGGTAATATGCCTGGGGCTAACTGGCCTACAAACGCCCTTATAGGCGAGTGGCAGACAAAAGGCTGCATGGATAGCCCTGATGGGCTTAGATGGAATCAGCGTAACTGGAAACAGCAATGCTTGCTAGACCCCAAAGCAAAGGCTTGCCAATAGCTACCACAAGTTTTCGCTGTATAATTCCCCGCCTGGCGGCATATCCCCTATTATCTGGCGGCACAGTACGGCACGCTTTAGGGCGTCGGCGCGGTTTAAAAACCCCATGTGGGTATCTATAAACCCTTTCTCACCGTCGGCAAAGGTTATGCCTGGTATTCTATCGGCCATGAATGAGAATATGTCGGGATGCCTAGCCGGAGCTGGCAACGTGTAGACCACCCCATCATATAGAATTGCGGCTGCGTGTATCATATCCCCGCCATGCGTTTGAGTGCTGATATGGCGGATTTAATGTCTGCGGTAATGCGAGTTCGTTTTTTATTATCTTTATCAGTTTTCCACGTTCCCTTACGCGAACGATATGCTTGACTTAGTGCCGGATTACCAGCATCTCTTTCATAAGAAGCTATTATCATATTTTCCGCCACCTCCGCATCATCGAGCAGGGTTTGGAGGTAGGCTTTGTTGGCATATAAAACTGCTGCCGCTGGGTTGTTTCCATTAAAAACAGATTCGAAAACATCTAATGATCTTTGAAGCGCCTGTAAATTAGCGGCCTGGTGTGCGGTGGTGGTCATAACTTCTCCTCTATACTACGCAAATATTCTGCGATTACTTTTGCTGCCGATACTTGATTCTTCATGATTTGCATCATTCCCATCAGCACTCCAATATAAAATATATATTCCATAATCATACCTTCCCCCCATACCCCATCTTGGCTGCGGTAGCCTTGACCGGATTAGTAAATTTTCCCTGCGCCATTTGCAGTAGAATAATATTGCATTTTACTTTGTTGGATGGTTTAGCGGTTAAGTACCCCCTGGCCTCGTGAGCCTTCAAT